CAATACCATACAGAGGATCGGCAGTAAGGGAAAGTCCACCCTGCCTAGAACCGGAAACGTACACAGCGTGGTAAGGTGCAGTTTGGGAGCTAGCACTTACATTGTCCAAGGTGAACCAATAAGAGTAAATAAGCAACCCATCAGAGTCGATTTCAGTCTTATCTTCGTTTGTTCCGATATTTCTGGCTGCTGGTCGTGTGAGGTCAGCGTAGCCGTGGTTATATAGCGTCGTACCAGTGACTTCGAGGTCTATACCAAAGTAAACATTTTCAGGCCTTGACGTGCTGACGTGCTTTGTGTCAAGCCTAAGGGGAATCTCTGGAAATCCGAACGATGCGTTGAAGGTCCCGTCGTCAGATGCGATTTGTTCATCTAATATATTAACAAAATGTCCGTTCGTGTCGGTGTCTTCGACAAAAGGAAGGCCCAAACGGCCATCGACATAAGAGCTGTCAAGATAATCGTCAGGGCGGGCGGGATTATATGGTGCAGTTCCTCGACCCGAACCTCCAATAATAGAGAAAGCCTTGTGTTTGGGGGCCCCATAGAATCCGAAGGGTATTAGATCTTTGTTAAGGCCGCCCGCTAAGAGCCTAGAGGACACTTCTACTCTAAAATAATTTGAAAGATTTGGGTTGTTACCAATAATTCTGTAGTTGCCATTAGTTTCATCCCACTTAAGGTATTGATCTCCGATCCGTTTCGAAACGAAAGTCGGTGATTTAGGGTTTAACGATAAACCCGAGAATCTCTCAACTACTTGAATATTCATATCGGTATCATTAGATTTCCTCACAAGGAGATCAAACGTACCATATGAATCAAAAACGTTTCTTGAGGCTTTAATATTTGTTATTGAGACTTTGAGATTTTTCGAAGGCCATTCGCCACCTTTGATCGACACAAGCCTAAATAATTTCTCTACCTCTTGAGAGCTGAATTCACCAACGAAATCAGTGGGGGCACCCTGATGTTGGCTGACAACCCATGGAGTTTTTGCTTCAAGGTTTGGCATTCTAAAATCTGCTTGCTCTGCAGTAGGGGCCGTAGAACCAGATGCGTTAAGTGCCAAAATTATGCCAATCTGAGTTCCTTCATCGCAAGTGGTAAGGACATCGTTTTCAAAGGTCTCACCAAGCCAATAAGTCTTAGCGACACTGGGGTCATTGGTGACCCCGTTAGTGAGCGATGGGTTTGTGTTGAACACCTTTCTAATAAATTTTTTACTGGATGGTGTAAAGTTGCATACGAAAGTTTCACCAAGTTCGGCTGTGGTGTCAGGATTTGAACCCGATATTATTCTGATAGTAAATTCCTGTTTGTCGGTCGAGTCGACAAATACTCCTGCAGATGAAGTTACAGTGGATGTGCCTGCGATTTTACCCTTGAGCATTGGGACTCCCTGCCCACAATAGAAAACTGCCGCAAGAGATCCAGTTCCGTGCACCTCACTCCCGGCGGAACTAGAATTACATATAAACAAGCCATAAGCACCACCTCCAGTTGAAGTAAGCAGAGCGGACTCAGAAGTAGAGGGCTTCCTTGTAACCCACCCGGCTTTTCCTTCGGTTGATGCAGAGGGAGATTCTTCACCGAGAAGCCTAATCATTGTTACTGGGCCATTAGCGCGAAGATAAGCTTGGGCAGCATAAGCAGCATATGTTGGGCCTGATGAGTTTCCATCTCTCCATTGATCGCCCCCGCCAACGCCGGGGTTAGGTAACCCGTATGCAGCAGCATAGTCATCAAAAGATTCTACAACTGTTGGTCTGAGCCCGGGCCCATAACTAGTTCGCCCTATAACAACTGGGCCTATACCGGCAGGAAAATTTGTTAATTGGGAATTATCAATCTCGTTTAAAAAGATTCCCGGTGATAAAAATTTAAAACTTCTGGATGTCATATGTTATCGTCTCCTATCGAGCACTAATGCACAACGTTTTCGTCTTAATAAATAGTTACAGTTAACAGCAAAGTCATTTTATTTATTATTCCCTATAAGACCCCTTCTTATCTATTTGTTCTAGAGGGTCCCCCAGCACGACATGTTCTCTCGGGATTTTTACTTCAACTGCGTTTTCCCTAACAACAAACTTTGGCGTTTCTTGATTCTTATCCTCCCCTATTAAGTAGGCCAGAACCTTTAACCCGATCGTTGTCTTATATCTTCTCTCTTCCGAGGACATGTCTTCAACGGTGTTGTCTTGTGAATAATCCGTATCCGGGAATACCTCATAAGAGTGCCCATCTTTATTAAGCACAAAATAATTCATGTTACCCGGTTTAGTTATGAAAGGAGTAACCATTTCGTTTATTTGTTGCTGGTATTGGCTTATCAGAGTTATCTTATATGAAATCTCTATATAAACTGGCTGAGGTATGGAGATAGTCTGATATACGACCTTCTTATTCTTTCTCCTATTCCTATAGTTCATCTGCCCATATGTTCTTTTGGCATCTGCGTTTGCAAAATTAGAAGTCTTAATTTGATTTATCTTTCTTGCTATTACTATTGACCCACCCTTCGCGTCAGCAACTGCTGGCATATTTCCCCATATAGACCCTTTTTTTGCATTATCTTTTGAGATACCATCTCTTTGGAGAGTTATTATCGGGAGATTCAAAGACCCAGAAGAGGTCATAAGGTCTTGGTTGTGCTTCCTTTGAAACGGCCTCTCCGCAGAGATCCAAAGGGTGGGGACTTTTTTAAACCCATCAGCAGTTGTACATCGGACATCAGCAGTGTCTCTCAACCATTCAAAAAGTGTTTCGTCGATCCCTTCTATCGTCGAAGGCTGAAACGGTATCTCTCTTAGATTATCTTCCATCAAACAACCCCTTCCTTGAATATATGCATTTTGCGGCTATCTCAAATCTGTGATCCATCTGTCCGAACAATTGTTTTGGTTCTGTCAAAGTCACTATCTCAAAAAACAAGTCACTATATAACACAAAGTCTCCTTCGCTTACGAAGAGGTTTTGGTCATCTGTCAGTCGTCTTTTATGAAATTTTACAGTTATCTCTTTCTTTTTGTCTAATGCTCCGCCCTGAAGGAAGGAGGTTTCAAATAAATCTAGATTAACTAGCGCATAAACTCTCACTGGTGGTAAGAAAGTTTTATGCATCGCCTCCCCATATATAGGATGAAAGTTTGTATGTTCCAAATCTATTGAATAATAAAGAATCTGCTGTCCGATTACTCTCTCGATCAGTTCATCATTTACTTGTTTGACGAGATCGCGCTCTTTTTTATTCAAAAATAGTGGGGCAGGTGGTGATTTTGGTTGTTCCCATTCGGACATATCAAATTTCTCCTAAATTAGCCAACATAGATCAAATTAGGCATCTGTTGATGGACTTTTGACGCTGATTCCATTGTTGAAGCGTCTATCTCCGCTAATTTATCGTAAGTCATCTCTGCCAAGACAGTTTTTAGCTCTTCTCTGAGTTTTTCTTGTTCTTCTTTGCTTTCCGTGACCAAAACAGCGTGGTCGAGTGTTACAGACTCACCCGGGATTGGCAAAGTTTGGAATTTTCCCCTAATTTTACCTAAAACACCCTTAGATAAGGCTAAAGCAAAACGTCTGATCCATTGTTTACCCATTGAGTTTATACTCTCGTATGGTATGTTACCATATGGAAGTGTATTCATGTTATTTATTCCACTGACACCCGAGGTTCTGTCTGTACTCTCGGCCCAAGCGTCTTCTTGAACCGTAAATTCAAACCACATTTTTCGTGGCTGAATAAGGGCAGTGGCAGGGAATATTCTTATCTTGTTGTTCTTTAATTCATAGGAATAATGGGATACTCTTGTCTTCATTGAATCCTCAAAGGCCATGGCTTGCAATTTATTTTGCCAAGCGGGGATTACTTCAAAGGTTGAGTCGTCCGTATATTGACCATATGAGAACATATTACCAACAACGTTCAGGCCACCATAATACCCAAAGAATCTCCACATTGCTTGAGGAGTTTTAAAGAACACTTTTTTGATTTCAATTCTTTTGTTCCCGACTTTTCCTGCACCGAGATTTACGTCTGAATAAGGCAGGTCTGGGTCAGACGCAGCAGAGGTTGTAATGATCTCTTGCAGGTCATAATCCTGTCTGTTGACCTCTGTATCGAAGGATGCAGAGTAAATAGTCTGAGACCCTCCGATCCCTATCTTGGTCTCAACAGCGTCGGCGACCCTTGCTGCATATTCAAAACG